GAGAACCAGTTCAGAATGAAGTGGGAAGAAGGAGATTTTCTAATTTGGGATAACAGGTCTTGTATACATAATTATTTTGGTGGCTGGGGAATTGATGAGCGAATCTTTGACCGTTACTGTATTGGTGCTGAGGCACCATTTTTCGATTTGCCGGAACCGGACCCCACAGTCGTTGAGCAATTGGCACAAACGATTCTAATCCAAGCGGGTTTGTCCTTACCTGAATCAGACCGCGCTTTGAATGGCCGAACTGGCTAAACTAAAAATATGGACAAACGGGTGACCGGGGTTGACAGGATGCGGTTCTACGGGGACTGGCCCAAAGTCAAACCCGATGAGATATTGGTGATCCCTAAAGATGACCGCCTATTGGAACATCCACCGTTTCGCAACTCAACGGGTTGGCCCGAATGGTTCAAGAGGGCACCCAAGGTTGACAAGGTCGAAGTCAGCATTCAAAACTGCAAGGGGATACAGGACTTCCTATCTTTAGGAATCACCGTTCCGTTGTGGGGAGATGTGAAGGTTCATCCCACAGAGGGGGGCGGTGTAGTCGCAGCGATGGCTGACCCCTTCTTTACGACGACACAGTTTCCACGGGAAGCAGTACAGGGCTGTCCGATCATGGAGGACACTCCGATGGAACATGCTGGGTGTCCAGATTTAAGGTCACCTTTCCTGTACAAGACCGCCCGTGGATATTCTTTGTTGGCCCTGCCGGTTCTGTACGAACCAGACAGTCGGTACCAAGTGCTACCATCGGTGGTGAACACGGATTACTTCCACCGAGTGAACCTGATTTTCAGGGTCTTAACTGATGAGGAATTCATTATTCCGGCTGGAACTCCGATGTATCACTTGATCCCGTTCAAGAGAAGTGACACTGGAAAGGTCAAGGCTGTGGTCATGGGGGAGGCTCGCATGTTCCCGATGCTGAAGAACCGTGGCATTGGTTGGGGCGGATTTGATACCTTCAGACGTAAGCGTCTGTACCGACAGCACGAAAGGGAGGCTGATGGAAACTAGTCGGGATTTGAAGGCAGAGTCTCTTGTTCGGGAGGAGTCTCTTGTCGAACCGGGTCACTTTGGAGATTCTCAGGACAATATTGTAGTTATCAAAAACTTTGTGTCTCCTTTGGATTTGGAGCATATGGCAACCTTTCTTCCTCATTTGAATAAATTCGATAACCCAATGGAAACCGAATACGATGATGACGGTGTTTGCATCTATGACGCTTCGTATTGGTGGGACCGTGTTTGCATGTCTGACACTCTCAAAGGAGTCGATCCTTTCATCTGGGAAATGGTTTATGGGTACGTTGAAAAAATGAGAGAAGTGATAGAGGACAAGTTTGGGGTGTCCTGTTATTCAAGAAATCCCTGCCTCGTCAGGTGGTTGCCCGGACTGGAACAAGCGCCACATGCAGATAAGCAGTTAAACGATGGGTCACCCAATCCGTTCCTCACCTATGACATAAACAGTATTATCTATTGGAACGACGAATTTGAGGGTGGACAGTTCTATTACCCGGAACACGGCATAGAACTTGAGATAGAGCCGGGAATGGCTGTAGCCCACCCCGGAGACATCAATTATCTACACGGCATTAAGACAGTGACCTCTGGCGTGAGATGGACTACGCCAGCGTTCTACACGATAACCGATTTACATACAGGAGAATAATATGGAATACGCAGGATACGTCTGCCATCCCGCTTCTGGGATTGCCCTCTACAAGAAGGTCTGGCCGGAAGACTCCAACTTTGTGGAGAGGTTGGAGGACTGTATCGGGGACAGTGAACATGAGTATTACTCATGGAAGAAAGCCCTCGTCGGTGACATGGAAGAGATGCCCGACTACCGGGATTGCTCCGACTTCAAGATGCGTGCTTCCGATCTAGAAACTTGCCCGGAAGAGTTTTCGGCTGCGGCTGCGGTCTATGACGAAGTAATAACAGGAATACGAGAGTGCGTGAAGCATTACGCAGGCTGTTACAACCTTCAACTAGATTTTGAGGAAGCAACCAACTTCGTTCGATACAACGAGGGACAGCACTTTGCCGTCCACGCCGATCACGGCTTCTCCTACGTTGCCACAGTATCGGCTATCGGATATATCAATGACGATTACGAGGGCGGGGAGTATCACATGCCCCATCAGAACATGAACTTTTTACCTGAGTTCGGTGATGTGCTGGTACACCCGTCAACCTTCGTGTATGCCCACGCTTCTCTGCCCGTGACGAAGGGTACAAAGTATTCGGCGGTCACGATGTATGACTACAACGACCGCAATCACCAAGATCCCAGTACCGCACAGTATGAAGCGCCCGCCTTCACAGAAACCGATCAGATCGTGATTACGACACCATTTCACGCATGAAAGTAACTCTCACTCGCGCTCACGATAATCCGCCGCCGATCCGGCAGGCGTTGCCGAGACGCGACTGGATGGATGACACTTACAATAAACATGCGTATAAGTGTTTGCCTATGACATCAGCCAACATACATGGTTGGGAGTTGGAGTTACAACAAGATGTAGTCGTTCAGGTAGATGCCCCTGAATACGGATCTGGATTTCATGGAACAGTGCCGAGGGTATTGAGCGGAGAAACGATTACTCACACACATGAGCGGGGAGGCACCTATGTCCGTCCTATAGTTTCTCCCAGCATCATCAACATAATTTCTTTTGATACTGGTTGGTCTATGGAAACACCAGAGGGTGTAAGCACATGGATCACAGGCACACCTAACTACTTTATTGATGGTGCGGTTCCGTTGACAGCCTCTATTCCTACCAGTTGGTGGCCTGACCAATGGAATATGAACTGGTTGATAACGAAGTTCGATACTCCCGTGCGGTTTCCCAAAGGGATGCCGTTCATGTTCTTTCAGTTCTACCACGATGATCTGTTGCCATCGGTGGAGTTTGCAACTAGGGATATGGGAGATGATCCAGAGTTGAGGAAAGCGCGAGCCGCCTATGGGGCGGCAAAAGCCCAGAAGGAAATAGATGAACCGTGGGTGTGGGCGGGGGGCATACGCACTGGTTTGAATGAAAAAGATGAACGTATCGGTCCGGCGTATGGGGGGCATCCGATTTTAGCGGACATTGGTAAATGCCCTGTTCAGCCCAAGGAGCAGTAATGAGTCTTGAATTTAGAGAGGGCGATCATATTCCGTGGGTATACACGAGGGGTCTTTACGGTGACTCACTGTTTGAGCAATACGAAGGGAAAATGCTTCTAGTTATTTTCGGATTGGAATCTCCGGAGTTGACTGCCCTGTGTCAACGGTTACAGGATTTGGGGGAAGATTTCCAGTGGACGATTGCTTCTTGGGGATCGTATGAGTGGAACAAGGTAGAGCCATATCGCAGGCTGCATTCCTCTGCCAAAGCCTTCATCTTCAGTCGCAATGGCACTTTGATATATACCTTGAATGAGCAAGAGGACTTCGGCAGTCAAGAAGGGACGCTACGGAAGATATTTGAGACTCCTCAAGAACGGCGTCATATCGGCAACGAATGGCATTATCCGGATTGGCGAGGCTCCGGAGCGGGCGGTTATAGGAAAGGGGACAGGCCGCTTACTAGGGATCATCTGTATCCGGAACCAGCGGATGACCACGGAGTAACTTACGAGGCGTTGCTTCAGGCGATCTTGGATTATGTGTGTGCTGCGATGTTTGAGATGGGTGATGATCTGAGAGAGTCCTTTTTGACAGACACCTTGGAAAGTCTAAATATTTTGCATGATCGCGGATCGCATTTGCAGTATTGGAATGATTGAACTTAAAGGAGTTACTGGGGATGATTTGAGGAAAGACCCCGAATATTTCAGGTCGTTGTTGCGGGAAAATTTAGTGTTGGGGTTTCGTGAGATCGGTTTGAAGCGGCAAGAATTTACAGATATTTTGATTGGTATGGGGTTTGATGATAGCCCTGTGTCTAAGGATGTAGATCATCGGACGAGATTTCATCAATGTATGAAAGACCCCGAGTTGGGGAAGGCCAAATTATTTCTCACATGGCATGTGGAAGACACCTTTAAGGAACATCCCGCCGTAGTCATCGCCATGAACATGCACACCTTTGAGGTGGATCAGGATAAAGGGATGACCGGATTCGTAGACATGCATGGTGCGTACACATCTCTTCCAAACAAATGGAGAGAAGGAATAAAAGACGCTCGCACCGTAGAAGAACAAGTAGCACACTTCAAGTCGCCGTTGATCCATTCTCCCGTCAAGTTGATAAAAGAGGATGGGTTAACAGGAGAGTTGATACTTCACATGCAGGGATACAAAGACACTATCCAGCCTCCATATCGCATTGACATAGAAACTTGTAATGGTTTAACAGAAGATGACCTCGTAGAAATCAATGCGTGGATTCAGAATTATTTGTACGACGAAACAAACCAAGAGTGGTGGTCATGGGAACAGGGTGACATGGTGATGTTCGCAGGGATGCGTATGGCACATGCAGTCACTTGGGGATTTGAATTGGGGCAGCGGGTGTTTGATCGGGGGGTATACCACGGAGGGCATGAGGAGGCGTGGAAGGTTCCGCTGATGGATCCCTCGTTGATAGGCATTTACAGATGAGTTTAGGGTTTGGAGATACTTGGCAGCCCAAGGGCGGCAGGGGAGAGCATCTAGGCGGAGGGGTGGTCTTATACAGGGAACACATCTCAACGGACTGGGATCTTCTCAGAGCCTACTCAGAGGAGGCTGCGATGAGGGAGAGGGACACGATGTATGTCCCCGGCAAAGATCCGATCAGCGGTGAGGACGGGTACATAAATCGCAATGGGTATTTCTTTCCAACAGAATCAATAGAAGTGATGCCTCAACATTGCGCCTATACCCAAGCGGACGATAGACCTGAGATACAGGCAGTTCTCAAAAAGTTGGAGGATGCCAAGGACGATTGCCTGTGGGATTACTTGCACCTTTTTCCCATAGCGGGCATGTCTATTTGGTGGAAGATCAAAAGCCACATCTTGGTGTATCCAAAAGGTGGCTACTTGGGAATGCACGCCGACACCAGCACCGACTACGCCTACGGTTCACCCACTCCGACAGATCAGATCGCTACCAGAACCGTGGTTTCAACTATTGCTTTTTTCAACGATCATGTAGAAACCGAGGAAGAATTGGATAGGACCAATTTCACAGGGGGAGTCGTCCATTTCGGATACTTGGACATTCAATACAAACCCTCCAAGGGTGATCTGTTGATTTTCCCGTCCAACTACATGGCCTCCCACGCGGTTTCTCTGGTGAGCGGAGGTTCAAGATATAGCCATGTCGGATGGTATTGTCAGGGAACTCCGAACCCAGAAGTCAACGAGATGGCCGTAGATCCATCCGTTGATCCGGGTGGTGCTAAGATATCGACAAACGTATTTATGGAAAGTGGGTACAACCTTGAGCATCCTCCCAGTTAAAGTTGGAATACTGCACCCCGGAAGAATGGCTACAGCCGTGGGTAATGTGCTTAAGAGCGTCGGGCATGAGGTGTTCGTCGCTACCGACGGTCGCTCTGACGAAACTAAAGAGCGGGGGCAGGAATTTGAAGACGTTGGAACCATCCAGAAATTGGTGGATGAAGTAGATGTGATCTTTTGTCTCTGTGGCGGACACGGTGTGTTCGCTGTCTACGGTTTAGACACCGAAGGTGAAGTCGTTGAATTTCCAGTGGCGAAAGAAGTCATGGAGGCTGGCTTCAAAGGCATTTATGTAGATTGCAACAGTATTATTTCTGATCCTGCTCAGGCTCGTTGGGAACTCGCTCTGGCCGATTATGTGAATTCAAATGGAGCGTCCTATGTGTCGGGTTCTCTTTATGGGTATCCAGATCGGGATGGTCGTATGTTGTTTGTGAACGGCGATTCTGCTGAGGATGTTGTAGCGCTGATGTCAGAAGAAGGCGTGGACACCTTGAGTGCCTTACATGTTGAGATAGTAGATGGCGACGCAAAGGCATACAAGCGTCAAATGATGGAAGAAAACGTTCCTCCCCCAGAGGATATTGAAAAATACTCACGAACTGATGACAGTTGGATAGAAGCGAATGGGTGATTGGATAGCCGATAAGAATATGAACATTCGGTCCCGTTCGGCTAATCGCGGCGGGTACAAATTCACGCGGATCAAGCACAAAGCAGGATTAGTTGTTTTTCCAGATGCTGCTGAAATAGATCAAGACTTTTTAGAAGGTTGGATAGAACGGCGTTCTGCCTTCGTGGGAAATCTTGAAGGAAAGACTGATCGTCGTTTGAAAACGGCTGAAGAGTTTACGATTGATGAGGATGGTAACTACATCAATCGTGGGGGGTACAAGTTCACCCCCGAACAATTCAACACGACTCCGTTACGTCTTGTTGGATTATTGTACGACGCCGAGCCGGAAGATAAAGCCTTTGTCGAATATTTGGATTCAGTTTTGGCCATGTGCTTAGAGGAGTATATGGTGATGTATCCAGAGATTCGTGTTTCGATCTGGTATCGAACCCCTAGTCATGCTGCTATTTATTCTGAGGGACATTCGCTTGGGCCGCATTCCGATCAGGCCGTGGAGCGCGGTGACAGCATGTGGGGGTATGGTCCGGCGGATGAGAATGACAAGCCTGTAAATGAGTTTCCAACTAAGACTGTCGTAACGGGTTCTATAATTTTAAGGGACACCGCTGAAGGTGGGTCGATGTATTTCCCCCACGCAGAGCATAAAGAGAAGTTCCCAGTTGGAACAGTGGCATTTTATCCGTCGTCTTATATTGGATCTCATTCTGTGGAAACTGTTACTAATGGAGATCGTGTTTCTTATCTACAGTTTTATTGTCAAGGCACGCCGATAGATGGACAGAGTCAAACGCATGTGGACGCATGGCGCAACAAGGAGGGGGATTGGGTTCCTCCTGTGCATGGTTCAGATGGAGCGCCGAGCAGTCAAATCAGCGAGTTGACAGCACCGAACATGTAGCGCTGGTCCAACTGGTGGTGTCCCACACATATCCACTGTTGGGATCCGTCCATTGGAATTCGTAGGGATTGCCGTGGGTGCTAGTTTCTCTGCCCTGCGCTCTGATTTCTTCGGGCATGCCATTGGTTCCCAACAATTCGGAAGAGGGATAAACCTCCTGCACTATTTCAAGTAGTCGATTTCCGTATGAATTCCATTTATGATCAGAATGAGGTAGTGCCAGTTTGCCGAACTGACTTCTAATTCCGTCGTTCATGCGTGCCGCGGCCGCATCTCTTAAACGTGGATCATCTTCCAATACCAGTTCGCTAAATAGGTGTTCTATTACAGTTTCCGTAGACCATGGTTTTTCAACGTTTCTGTCCATCGGGGGTTCGATATACCAGTTATGGCCGTCCGCATCGTGGCCCATGCAGCCAGCACTATTAAGGCCCACACACCTTCGCACTAATGTGTTTACATCAGGACAAATAATAAGTAGTTGACCGCCAGTCTTGGTTATACGTCGAATCTCATGCAAAAATGAGGGCACCTCCTCCAACCAAATGTGCTCTAATACATGAGATAGTAATACTTGATCGAACGTGTCGTTCTCCCATGGCAGGGGATTATTGGTAGTCTTTGTAGATAAGGCGCCCTCCCACAGGGGTTCTTCTGGCATTGGTAACAATACGTCAGGATTGAATTCTTCCCTAATGTCTGCGTTGATCCATCCTTCTGGTTGATGGAAGTTGCAGCCGAGGTTCAGTTTCATCTCAATCACTGTGACCGAAATTCATCAAACCGTGTCGCATGCCGTAAGCCGCTAAAAGATTGTTTCTTCGGTCCAGCAACTTATCGTAATCGTTGAAGATATTACTGAGCATGGGAATCCCCTTTTCTGGACTTCCTTGTGAGTAGAACTCTAAATAGGAATATCTGTTTCCTTCAGTAATAGGTTTGATTTCATGGGCAGCCACGAAGTTGCAGGGGGACACAACTACGTCCCCGGCCTTTGCTTCCACGGCCACATCAAGGTATGGATATTTCATTTCCCCACCGGAATAGTCATCATTAAGCAATAGTTGAAGGCTGATGGTTTGGACGTTGGTGCTGTGCTTGCCCAGATAAGAACGAGTGGGGTATTTGAGGTAGTGACCCTCGCTTCGCCACCAGACGGTTTCCAGCATCATCACAGGAAACAGGTCGATGTATTTGAGGGCACATTTGTATAACGTGTCTTTGAATAGTTGTGTATCTGGGTGGCGGATAGGGATAGGGGCTTCGTTGATTTCGTGTAATAGGAATTGGTACCCGTCTTCGTTCAAGGCAATATCATGTCCATCTTCGTCGGTTGTATATTCCCATCGGGAGGTATGGGATTCTTCGGCCAGTTGATCAAGATGAGGCAATAGTGTGAGTTGATCTATTTCCACTACATCGTGGAACTGTACGATCCCACCTCCCAGATTGCTGATCTTGTCCCTGTAACCGAGTATTTCATCAAGAATTTCATTTGTCATTTCCGGCGTCACGACTGTCCTCTTACCAGATTCTGTTCTACAACATCTTCGTGGGCATACGCCTTCTTTAGTCCTACCTCCCCCTCTAGCGATCTGTTTTGAAACACCGGGTTGACAGAACTAGTTGCTGTTTTGTCCGTGTTGCCTTGCTGCGTCTTGAGTGCGTACTTGGCGTAATCTTCGTAGATGCCCATTAGCCAGTGCGGCTCACACCATGCTTGTATTTCGTCGGGTTCAAACACTTCGACCATTACTTCCGGCGAGGGGCTTCCGTGAGATAGGAATTCTAGATACGAGTACCGAGTGCCTTCGATAACTGTGTTCACTCCATGCGATGCCATGAAGTTGGATGGGAAGATTAGAACGTCGCCTATTTGTCCTTGGTGTTCAATGTCCAGATAAGGGAATGTGATTTCCCCACCGAGGTAGTTGGTGCCATCCAATTCTTCGGGATCTTTGATGCCGTTGTTTAGATACAAGATAATGGCAAGTGTTTGACGAGAGCCATTCTGTGCGTGGGGAATAAATCGTTGCCCATCCAAGGCTCTGTAGTTGGCGTCGTTGTCGTTATGTACCCCCAAGAAACTGCCCGGATCGTAATGTAGAACGTGTCCCCTAGAACGCCACCAAATAGTGCCCAACACAAGAGGGAACATGTCTATATATTTGATTAGGCATTTGTAGATGGCGGCTTCGTAATGTTGAAAGATGTCAACGATGTCTTGAGGAGTGTCGTGTTTGACCGGCTGTAACAGACGAGTCGGCACCATCTTGACTTGTTCAAGCGAGAACTTGTTGCGATCAATATTAAGGGCGTAGGTGTTTCCGGCTTCGTCTGTTTCGTAAGTCCAGTTCTGTTCAAAGGCTTCAGAAGCGTTGTCGTCAACCCAAGACAAGAATGAGGGGTCCACTGTGCAGGTATTGCCAAATTTGACTACGCCTCCACCAAGATGATCTGCCTCTAGGTTTTGGATTTCCCTTAAGGTGTCATCGGTTATTTCAGGGGTGGAAGCATCAAATATGTTCATAGGACATCAGTGGGCCTTCTGGGTCGGATTCGACAGGTCGCAATAATGGATTGATCTCACCGTTGGGTGGTCCTTCGCCTTTGGTGTTCCACCTTGAATGTGGAGATTGGGTAAACCTTTCCCAATCCTGATGAAGCCATGGCAGGTAAATGGCCTGACACCAATGTCCGGCATCTGATTCATAAATCGGAACCAAAGGGGAAGGTTCGTCTGTATGTATTCCTTGACCAAACACAGATTGGTAGTCGTACCTTATGCCACCAGTGATGTCTCGTACACCGTGTGAACCAACATAGTTCGCGGGGAAGAACAGAATGTCTCCGGTACGCGGCTTGTAAGTAAGATTGTTAAGGAACGGAAACCACATCTCTCCACCCGTGAAATTGGTTCCGTCTAGTTCTTCTTCCGTGTCCACGCAATCGTTGTAATAGGTGATGGTGGAAAGAACTTGGAAGATGGCTTCAGGACGATCAGTTTCGTATCGCTGCCCGTCTCTGGTCTTGCGACTGGTGTCATTGTCGCTATGCATTCCGATTGCTCCGTTGGGATAATACTTGAGAACATTGCCCCTAAAGCGCCACCACAATGAGTTGAGAACATGGGTGTATATGTCTATGTATTTCATTAGGCACAGATAGATTTGATTCTCGTTTTCATAGAAGAACTCCGCGATGTCCTTAGGAGTTTTATCCATGACGGGTTTGCTGTTACCAAATCCACCAAGTCGATATGGATTTCTGTAATAGGTTGCTACTGGATGCTTCCTGCCTTCTAGGTCTTCGCACCACTGCTCGCCGTTTTCTTCTTTGAGAAACACTCCCGGCGTTGAATGCACGGCATATTTGTCTATGTATTCAAATAATCTAGGCTGGTCTACGTCTATGACATTGCGAAATACGGTAACCCCTGCCCCATAGTCGTGTACCTCTAGACCTCCGATGTATTCACAGTCTGCTTCGGAGACGTAAGGGATCGGGGTTCTGCATCCGGGGTACTCTCTAACTAAGGCCATGAGCAGATTTTAGCAGATTAAGACACTCGTTTTATGATGGTTGTTCCATCATCGGTGACGAGATGGAATACCAGCAGGTTGTCCTTGGTCAAAAGATGCCTGTTGGTTCTGGTTGCGTAATGTTTATGTAGCGCCTGATGGTTGGTGTAGATTTGTCCGAACATGCCAGAGTCTTCGATGTGCATGATTCCACCGACAGCCAGCATGGACAAGTAGCCGTCTACCAACTTGGTGGAAGTGTCAATTAGATCCGCCATGCGAACATGAACATAGTCGAAGGTTCCGGCGTTGGTGCCAGCCAGAATATCTTGAACGTCCATGGTGGAATACTGTGTGTCAGAGTATGCGGACGCTGCACTTTGGGACAGGTAAAACTGTTCATATCCGTACAGAAATCGGTCATTGACTAGTGTGACGTTCTTGGAGCGGTCGTTCATTTGCTCCGTCATCCACGTTTCTGGTATCCCGATTGCCCACAAAGAGTTGGTGGCGTTAATGCATTCTGTAAACAATGCGCTTCGCATTTCGGCTGACCAAACATTTGCGTCCCAGCCGGGAATGTTGGTTTGAATCATCGTCCACCAATGAAGTTCGGCGTCGTTTCCTGTGGCTACTGCTCGCCGGTCAGTATTCATGGCAGTGTCGTGCGCTGACCACGCGTTGATGTAGTCAACGGTTGAATCGTTCCACGCTTGATCGTGCTTGTCTCCGAGGGTGGATAGCGACTTGGAGATCAGGTTGGTTTCAAACCATGCGTGAGCCATTACGACACCCCTATGGCCATGTGACGCCAATACCAGTTGCGTCGTGTCAAGATTGCGAGAAGGTTGTTATTGGCTCTTAGATAGTCTTCGGGGGCGCGTCCTTGTCCGTCTTCAGCACCACCATTTGGATTCAGCCAATAGTTTTCATTGATTTTGTCAAGCATGTCATCAATGGATGTGGAGTCAATATTGGCCCAGTCCAAACCAAGGATGAACATCATTTTCGCTATTTGCGATTCACAAAATTCTAATTCCGCAGAAGCAGAGTACGAGTTGCCGGGAGTGCTACGAGCAGCCATTGGTCAGTTCCCACGCGCATCGGTGTCGGGATCCATGCGACTACACGCGAATATGCTCGCGTCAGACTTGTATTCCCAAACGGCTAGTTCCTGATTCCAATGAATAGGCTCGTTCTCGCGCCACTTACCGACAGGGCTAAGACCGTCTGTTCCTTCCATAACGAGAGGGTCGAACAGCAGTGTTTCTGTTAGGAGGGTTTTACCGGCCTCTTTGGCGATGTCCTGCTGATTCTTTTCAGCCATGACTTACGCCAATGCGCCAAGCGCTGCTAGTTGAATTCGCAGGCATTCGTGGGATTCATAGAACGCGTCATCTACGGCAACTGGATTGGTGTAAGAAGCGGTGACAGTCGCCGGATCTACGCCAAGCGTGTGACAGAGTATCTGTGTGGAATACTCCAAGAATTCTTTGGCTTCCGCTTTGGCTGCGGCCACCTGTTCAACGGTGAGAGCCATTTGATTATCCTAATGCTGCTAGTTGGGCCTTACAACTGACGATGCGTGTGTTCAGTGATTCGATCTGCCTCTCACCCACATACGTTAGGCCGTCGCTGTCTTCTGGTTCAGCCGGAGCAGCATAATCAGCGGCGAGGGCAGCCATATCAACGCCCATCATCGTGCATTTGTCCCAGATTTCAATCTCTAGTTCTTTGATGACACGAGTCAGGATCACCTTCTTGGTTCCATCTGGAATAACGTTCGCAAATTCCATCGCCCGTCCTTAGATTCGTCTGATACGCGATGATGACTATACTACACCACGCGACTATCCATACGAAGAAAGTGACGCGGTATTTGAAACAGTATAAGGTTCATCTTTCAGCATATTCAAGTGGAGTAAACTCTCATTAGCCTTAGGGCTGTCCATATTGGCGAGATGTGAGGTTATTTCATGGCCGAATACAAGGATCTTGCCGAACGTACAATTGCAACTTTTGTTCAAGCCGCTATTGGTGCCATGGGTACCAACAGCGTCATGGACCTTGGCGTAGATAACTGGAAGATGATTCTGATGGCCGGTGTGTCAGCAGGTGTCGCAGTTATCAAGGGCTGGGCTGCAAGTAAGTTCGGAGACCGTTCGCCGTCGATGATGTCTTGAGGACATTGAATACGGGGAAGACCAGAAACTAACCGTTTCCGTATTACGTTAGCGGGTATCATCTAAGTGACTTGGGCATAAGCCCATAAGAGGTTGCTATGGATGACGCGCTTCGGAAATACTTGGAAGGTGCTGCGGATAATATTTCCAACGCACTGGAGGAAACGGACTTAGAGGTAACCGAGGGCGTAGGTATGTCTGTCGTCGGTGCGGCTAAACACGCTTCAGGCTTGTTTGACCGCATCAAAGACAACATAGCCTACGTCCTTGGTCTACCTGCTGCCATTTCTGGAGCCTTTGGATTCATCTGGCAATCATCTGGGGAAGAGGCTGCTCTCAACTACAAGGTTGAACAGTTGGAGCAGGCAGTAGCAGAGATGAAGGCCGAGAACGATCTTCTTGGCGGTGGGACCAAAAACTTTTCGTTGGACATGAGCGGAGCGCCGGGTGGATCGGTAACCGTTATTATTGTCGCTACCGCGTTAGTTGTTCTAGTCGGCTTTCTTTTCTGGTACCAGAATAAACGCAAACGGCAGTAGAGCCGTGAAACGGTTTATCGCCACCCTGCTAGCGGGGTCGCTGTTCTTATTCGGATGTTCCTCCCCTGCCGGAGATCCGGATGCATCTCCGACGACACTCTTTCCTCCGACGACCACTGATGTAGTCACGACAACTGTTGCCCCTACTGCCACTATCGCTTCAGTAGTTCTTGAGGAAGTTCCTCTGGCGGATCACGCCATCCCGAATTACGCGACCGTAGATGACACCTTCTCTTTTGAGAACTTCGGTGGTGGGGAAGCACCAGCAGACCTGACAGTAAACATGGCGCGTCGTCTGTACGGCGACAACCAAGTTTGTTCAGATGTAACCGACGGTCAATGTACGCCGTATCCGGTGATCTTGCAGTTGATGTCGCAGGCCAACAAGTCAATGCGTGGAGGGCTGTGCGAAGGCTTGGCGGTGTTGAGCCTCCGCCTCGCGGGCGACATAGAAACCCTTGCGACCTTCCAAAACACACAAACTGTTGCGGAACTCATCAAGCAGGATCCGGCCCTCCTCTCTGAAATCGCCTACTGGTATGTAACCCAGTTCGCCATGGAGGTGCAGCAGGAAGCATCCTCTTATCTAGAGAAGTCTCCCACGGAATTGGCAGAGGTTCTTCTCTACGATTTCTCAGAAGCAGAAAAGGGAAACCCGCACACCGGTTTCACAATCGGTATTTACAGCGAGATGGGCGGACACGCCGTCACGCCTTACCGAGTAGAAGAGATGGCCGGTGGCTATCGCATCCATATCTACGATTCCAACTGGCCTAACGAGGAACGTTGGATCGACGTATCCAATGACGGTCAATGGATGTATGCCCTTGCTGCGACCAACCCCACGGAACAATCGGAGGCTTGGTTTGGTGGGACGGGGACCATGGAACTCACTCCGATGCGTTCCCGGTCCGGTCCGTTTACTTGCAGTTTCTGCCCTCAGGAAGAGGGAGAAGAGTCAGGGACAATGCTTACCGTTGCCGCTTCTGGTGACAAGCAGATGGCTCTTAAGATTGAAACTGAATCAGGTGACAGGCTGGGTTACTACGATGGTGCGTTCGTTAATGAAATTGAAGGCGCTACTTATCGTTATCTGATTTCAGGGCCAAGTACCGCTGATCCAGTTTTGGTGTTTCTTCCACCGGGGGTGGAGTCGTTCTCCGCAGATGTCGAAGAGATTGATGTTCCAACTCCCGAAGTAGAAGAGCCGACTTCTACTAGGGACAGAATCGAAGAAGCAATAGAGGAACAGATAGAAGAAGAAACTGAACAAAAGTTCTCTCTGCTGGTTCTGAGCGAGGAGAAATCGGTTCAGATTGAAGCGGTCATCGTGGAGGAGGAAGAGCCGGAACGGTGGGAAGAGGCTGAAGAAGAGGTTGAAGAAGAACCTGAAGAGGCTCAGTCGTTGTTGGCCTTCTCTGAAGAATCAATCGAAATTGCAGAGATAGAGGAAGCGACTGTCGCGATTGCTGTTGATGCCCTTGAGGTTGAGATCGAACTGGAAGCCGGTCAGCAAATTGAGGTGGCTTTTGCTCCAGAACCGGAGCCTGAACCTGAGCAGCCGGGTGTCACAATTCCTGAGTCGGAGCCAGTCAGAGACACGCTGGATATTGCTATTCAAGATGAAGCGGGCGAGGTGCTGGCCGAGGTAGAGGTTGACATGACCGCTTACCGGGTTGTCGAACAGGTGTTCGATGAACCGACTGTCACCATTCCGGATCGACCGGATGCTCCGGCAGCGACCCTGCCCCCTGCACCAGAACCGGTAATCGTTCCCGTTGTTATCGAACTGACGTTCGATGTAGATGTAGGGGAGATCACAGTAGAGGAAGTTGAAGTTGAAGCGTGGGTCGCTTCGGATGCTGAATATTTCCAAGCGGTTGCTGAGGATCGCATTGAAGAAGTGTTGGGCGCGTCCTACGTCGAAGAGATCGAATCAGTTGAAGAGTGGGAAGCCCCTGAAATATTTGAAGAAGATGAGATTGATTTCGTTGAGATTCTTCTCAGTGTGGATGAAGAGTATTGGGAAGACGAGCAGTGGGAAGAAGTCGAATACGACGACGAATATTTTGAAGAAGAACAGGAGTTGATGGACGATCTCTTTGGTGAGGCTGTCGATGTTGAAGAACTGTTTGAAGAAGTTGAATCGTTCATGGAGGAGGTCGAAGAGGAGCGCATCGAATTCTTTGAAGAACATGAAGAGTTTGATGAGGAGGAGTTCTGGGAGGAGTACGAAGAAGAATATTACGAAGAGGATTTCGCCTTTCAGGAGTATGACGCTGATTTGGAAGAGGCGTGGATTCTGGAAGAGATGGGTTTGGAGGAGTGGAACGAAGACCTCATGGGTCCGTCGCCTACCGAAACCGTTGACTGGGAAGAAGAAGATTGGGATATCTACGACGAGGAAATGGACGCCATCTGGGAAGAGGAGATGGAAGATCCGGAGTCGTGGGAAGAGGAACTGCTGGAAGAACTGGGTGTAGAGGAGTGGCCTGAGGATTGGGGTCCGTCACCCACGGAATCCGCAGAGTGGACTGAAGACGATTGGGACGCCTACGATCAAGAGTGGGCCGCTGATGAAGAGGCCATGATTCTTGCAGAGGAAGGTTTTGACGAATGGCCAGAGGACTGGGGTCCGTCACCTAGCGAAACCGCGCTGTGGGATGATGGTGATTGGGAAGCGTATGACGCTGAACAGGAATTGTTATGGGAGGTCAATGATGAAGAAGATGACGAGTGGTCCTTGGATGAAGATTCCGATTTGTCCTTGGAAGAGGATTGGTCTGATGAAGATTGGATGGAAGAAGAAGATGAAAATGTATCTGAAGATGATCTTTGGTTAGAAGAAGATGACGAGTGGGGAAACTGGTCAGCGGAAGATGAGGAAGCGTGGATTCTGGAGGAGGAGGGTCTAGAGGAGTGGCCCGAGGACTGGGGACCACCACCTAGCGAAACATGGGAATGGACAGAAGAGGATTGGCAGGAATACGACGAGGAAATGGAAGCCCAGTGGGAGGAGGACTGGGAGGACATGACCGAGGAGTGGACCGAGGAGGAGTGGGACGACTGGAATGAATTCACGGGTGAAGATGTTGATGACTTGGAAGAGCCAGAGTTGTGGGATGATGAGGAAGACCCATTCACCGACCCGGAAGATACAGGCACCTTTGACGAAGAACTTCTACCCGAGCCAGATTCACCTTCAGAAGAGGAAGTGGATGAAGAGCAAGTGGATGAAGCGGAGGTGCCTTCTGAAGAAGTAGACGAACCTGAAATCGAAGAAACGGATGAGCCTGAGGTGGAGGAGCCTGAGGTAGAGGAGGGCTGTTCAGATACTGATTGGTGCGAAGAGCCGCCTTGGGATGAGGAGATCGAAGAAGACCCAGATTGGGAGGTAGAAGATCCAGACTGGGATCCAGATTGGGAGCCTGAAGAGCCTGACGTTTGTGATGCGGAGTCTTGGTGTGAAGAGGAGCCTTGGGACGAGGAGCCTTGGGACGAGGAAGAAGATCCATACTGGGATGAAGAGGTGGTGCCTTGGCCTGATGAAGACTCACCTGATATTTGTGATGAACACTGGTGTGAATTGCAGCCAGAGGAGCCACCAGAAGAGCCAGTAGTAGAGGAACCGGAACCAGTAGTACCTGAACCTAGTTGGGATCCCTATGAAGGGTGTAGGGGTACGGATGCCTGCTCTATGGCTCCCGGCGGCTTCACTAGTTGGGAGGCTTACGACGCAGCAAATGATCCTAACTATTACGATGACTGGGGTACTCCGCCGGGTGGGTATGTTACATGGGTTGACTTCACTGTTGAGGTAGAAGCAGGGATAGTTGATGCTGAGGTCGCAGAAGAATATCTCCCCGAAGAAGTCCAAGAGACATACATCCCCCCTCCTGCTCCGGTCTATGTTCCGACCTACACATATACGAACACTGCTGTGTCATTGCAAGAAACGATCTCTACATCCTCGTCAACTGTCCAGACGGGGACAGCAACCACGACCAATGTCACCACCGCAGAGTCGGGGATTCTGACGCATAACAGCAACGACGGTCACTGGCATCTGGACACAACGACGGTGACGACGACCGCTACGACGGTCACCAACACCCTCGTTGATACAACGACCGTGGTGGCGCGAACAGGAACTGACTTTGTGTCCTGCCTCATGATAGATGGGATACAGCAGAGTGGCGGTTGCTCCACCCAGAGGTCATGGAATGACAATGAAACAACGGCCACTGTTGGTGATGCCTACACGGAGGCCACCACGACTACTGCGAGTGCGAGCGCGACCGTGGGCACCGAGGAGGGCTGCGCTGAGGGTGGTTGGAGAGGCATGGGAGACTGGTGCATCGTCTCGTCTACTAGCCGCACCAACTATGACTATGTCCAGTTCACGTTGGATGAACCTACGAGCATCCGTATCGACGCTGAAACGAACCTGACCCGTGCTCAGTTCAATACAAACAACGAGGCTGCCGACCCCTACATCTACCTGAACTGGGATACCCACGCTCCCGAGGGAGACCACTCAGGAGATGCGTCAGCAGTAGGGGTCGGTCAACAGATTGAAAGTGACGATGATGGCGGGAACGACTGTGGGAACACTTGTGTTAACCCTCCCAGCACCGCCGTGGATGTGGACGAAACCCCGACGATCACCTACTGCGATACCGGGGGGGCTTGCTCTGACGGTGTTCCCGTGATCGACAACGTGAGCGATCAGTGGGACAGCCGCATCGTCCGCACGAATCAGGCTGCTGGCGACTATGTGGTGCGTGCTTCCGTGTACAACGGGAACAACAGTGGGTGGTACCGACTAACTATCGAAGAGGTTGAATGATGAAGGTTTGGATTGACCAAGACCTGTGTACGGGCGACGGTCTGTGCGCCGAGATTTGCCCTGACATCTTCGAGATGCACGACGATGGATTGGCCTACGTCAAGGAGGTTGGATGGCCCACGATGTACGGCCCAGATGGTTCCCCCAAGGGTGATCCCGCCTACCAGATGGCCGAAGGCATGGCCGAGGTTCCTGAGGACCAGTTGGAGGCCGTGATTGAATCGGCAGATGAGTGTCCGGGTGAGTGTATTTACATTGAGGTAGGGGAGTAGGCATTAGTATGTTTAGATGCAACTATACCAATACCGTGCCAAAGTGGATCGCGTCGTTGACGGAGACACCGTAGATGTCATCTTCGATTTAGGTTTCGATATTTCGTACAAATCCCGCGTGCGGTTGGTAGGTATCAATACTCCGGAATCTCGCACCAGAGACTTGGAGGAAAAGGCTTTGGGTCTTGCTGCAAAAGATTTTGTGGGCCGTTGGTTGGTTGAACATGCAGGGAATCATCCCATTATTGAAACTTCTTTAGATAAGAAGGGAAAGTTTGGTCGGGTTCTGGGGCGGATTCTTAATGAAGAAGGCGTTTGTTTGAATGATGTATTGCTTGAAGAGGGCCACGCGGTCCGATACGACGGAGGTAAACGATAAGCCATGTCCATTCTGGTCCATGAAACGTTTGAAGAGGGATGGCAGAAGTCGTGGAAGGGGGACATCAAAAACGCCTATGTGAGCGGTGATGCCCTACGGCTGATGTTCCGAACCGGCGACCACTACGGGTGCGCTCTCTACAAGGAAGTCCCACCCTGTCGCCATGTGAAGGTGTCTTACATGGTCAGGGCGCTCAGTAATTGGGATTCCCACAGTACGGGAAAGACGCTGGGGTTCGCTGATCTGCGCTACAAGAATGCCAGAGGCCAATCCTATGGACATGGCAACCGACAGCCCGCTCCCGATGGTTTCTCGTTTCGTACTTGGTTCGGCAAGACCAAGGATGGATTCATGCCTATTGGCATGTACTTCTACCATCTGGGTCAGGGTCCAAAGTGGGGTGATTCGGTCAAGGTTGGACAACTCAAAGTGGGTGGCAACGCTGTTCTTTTTGAATGTGAAGCCGATTTCGATGAGGGTTTCATTCGTGCCCGAGTAGATGGAGGTGACTGGGTTCGCCACAATCTCGTAGTCACTGATAAGACGGCGGTAGTTTGGGCGTGGTTGGATGCTTACTATGGCGGCCCTGCGGTGGCTCCTGAAAATATGGCGTGGGATATTTCGGATTACAAGTTGGAAAACCTTGGTCCTGACCCATTGGACCCCGGCATTGATTGGGATGCCGTTGCTCGGATGATTGCCGAGAAGGAAGAGGCCGCTAAAGAAACGGAAGAGGCTGAGGCCATGGTGGGGACGACTACTGGTTGGCCGCCTGCCGATCCGAAAGAAGCCCATGCTCGTGAGTTGGCTGAGAAACTTAGGGAATTGGCAGACAAGATCGAAGAGTTGTAATGGGGTATTACGGGGGGAAGAGGAGCGGGAACGCCAAGCGCCTGCCCAAGAAACCGCGCGCACGGCGACCCGAGCGCAGGCCAAGGACGAAGCGGCGCTAATGAATGCAGACCAAGCAGGAACTTGAAGAATGGTATGAACAGGATGACCCGTGGGAGTACACGGTCACCCCTGATGACATCTACCGCAAGCGTTTCTATCTGACAGTTCTAGAAGGCTTAGGCGAATACTATGACAGGGCATTGGATGTTGGTGCTGGTGAGGGATTCATAACGGGGGATCTTCCGGCAAAGCAGATCCACGCCATTGAGATGAGTGACAATGCCGCGAGCAGGTTGCCCAAGAATGTCGAACGTGTGTTCGCTCCAGAGGGAGAGTACGATTTAGTTCTAGTGACTGGTCTGCTTTATAGGCAGTACGACCATGAACAGATAGCGAGGCTGGTGTTGGAGGCTGCCAGTAAGCATGTCTGTATTGGTGGGATTCAAGATTGGTTGTTGCCTTATCCGTTTGGAAGGTTGATAGAAACGTTTCGATTTCCTTACAGGGAATACACTTCAGTGTTTAATGTTTACAAGTATGAACGGTATTCCCCATGGAAGGGTTGAGATTGGCGCATAACATTGGAGATGAAAATCATCCCAACTATCACACCCGAGAGCAGATACTTGCCTGTGATGATCCGATTGGGTTTGATGGGGTCTATCGGAACGTCTATGAAAATCAAGATGTTTTGAAAGATAAATCTGGTATTATGTTTGTGATGGGGAATTTCCTAGGAGGAAACAACGAGTTTGATTTGAAGAATGTTCCAAAACTTGAACGCTACTGCACTATGCACGAAGTTAAAGAATTATGCAGTCTTTATACATTTGAAATCGGGTGGCATACATGGTCGCATAGGAACCTTTGTGAACTATCGGAAAAAGAGATAATGCAAGAAATCGCTGCACCGTTCAGAACGAGGTATCTGCGGTACCCCTATGGAGAATACTGTGACAAAGTTATAGAGTGTGCGAAGCGGGCGGGGTATGAAAAGGCTTACTCTGCCGCACAGGGCGTAGAAGATCATCAGTATAAGATTCTTAGTAACTATGTTGAAAGAATATAAGCATAAGGGTGTAGTTGTTATACCTTCCGTCTTCACTGAGGAAGAGTGCGACAGGATCAAGAGTGAAGCGTATGGAGTCACGGACGATCAGATTAAGGCAGGGGGGTACAAGCATGCTCCAAGTGAACAAGCCTACAACAAGAAGTCGCTTATATTTTTTCCGGCATTAGCCAATAATTATTTGAATGACATACGCATTGATGAACGAATGCAAAATCTTGTACGAATATTTTTAGGCGATGATGTTCGACAGATAAATAATCAAATCTATTTCCGAGAACAAGGTGATCTAGATACCTTTGCGTGGCATAGGGATACGATATTTAGAGAAGGTCATGTATTCACTTCGAATCTTGTGACGGATTATCTTCAAACGATCATTGCTATAGACAACATTACAGAAGAAAATAGTCCTGTTGAGTTCATTACAGGATCACATCTTTGGGAAGAGTTTGGCGACCCTGCAAACCTGCGGCTTTTTGAAAGAGGTGATTTGGAGGGGACAAAGTACACAGCCCAAAAGGGCGATGTGATGGTTTGGTCGGTGACGATTGTCCACGGAAGTGAGGCGAACAAATCAACCAGTTCCAGAATGACTTATATGAATGGTTTTTGCCGAACTAGATCAGCGAGCACCTATCCCGATTATCTTGTAAATGGTAAAATAGTTGAAAAGGTTGATCCTAAAAAGATTCCCTAACCACAGTTAATGAAGTTCTCTCTGTGTCTTCTATAGTAGAGCAGCGGCTCGTTGAGATGAGTAACTGTGGCACCGCCCGCCAGCATCCGATCCCACAGTTCCCAATCTTCACACGCGTTCTTTTGTCCGTCCTTGGCTGCATACCCCGCTGCTTGTCCTAAGGATGTGCGGTACATTATCGAACCGTGGTGGCCGTTACGACGCCAGTAGACATCCCCGTTTCTCATAACATCGGGCAATCCTGCGTCGCGATGTTTCATCTTGAACTCTCCGGTTACCATAATTTCATAGGTAACAATGTCAGCATCTCGTAGGTAGTTATGTTCTAATAGTTGTTCAACAGTGTCAGAGCGTAGCCAGTTGTCTGCTCCTACAAACATTGTGTATTCAGTTTGAACTCTCATCAACATGTCTTGAAAGTTGTTTACTACGCCAAGGTTTTCTTCTCTTAGAACGTATTCAACTTCGGGATACACTGCTGGCAAATGGGTGCAGTCACCGATGCCATCATCTACGAATAGAATTTTGTCAGGTGCTTTAGTTTGGGCTAGGAGACTTTCAATACAATGTGCGGCCAAATGTCCATACCGGTAAGAGGCAATAACTATGGTTAGCATTTAACGATACGCTTGTTCAATCGGGAAGTAGTAGCCAGAAAGTTGAAAGTTATTAGTCCTGCCGATTCGTGAGAGTGGCTGATTGGGCATGTCGGGTCTGTGATCGATGCCTGAATAGTGAGCGATACACGCGCGGCGCTCCAAGTCTGGATTGATGGGGGCGCTCCCACGATGCATCAGTCGGCTGTGCCAGATCAATACATCTCCCTTTTGGGCGATGAAACTTTCTACATTCAATTCCGCATCAATGAGAAGTTGTTCAAAGATGGGAGTCAGGATTTCTTCTGAATGTTTGGGCCAGTTATCACCTCTCTGCTCTGGTTTTAAGGCGGCGAGCATCTTCTGGTTGGTGATGACTGGGAATGTGTGAGAACCACGAATAAATTGAAATGGTCCTGCGTCTGGATGGATGTCATCAAGAGCAATCCATACGGCACAGTAAAAGTCATGTACATGATCGGGGTTTAGATATCCGTCTTGATGCCAGTTTCTTTGAGTTGAACGCCATCCGGTCAGGTTGAGATGAGTTCCCATCGGTTCTTCGATGAGTTCTTCCATTACTTTATGTAGCGGTTCGTATGCCAGCATATCCATAAGGGCTGAAATGTACATATAAGGAACGTCGAATGGCCAGCCGCGGGGTCGGTTGGCGTTGTCCCGTAGCCACGCTTCTGCATATCTGTCCAGAAAATATTCAGGCATGAAGTTGGGAAGAATCACTAGTCCGTCGTCTTGCCATTCGGCTTGGAGATTAGTCGTAGGTTCTTGGTTGGGTCGATCCAGCCGTGGGAGGAGTTCCGGAGATGGCCAGTTTTCGATCAAGTTATGATCGTAGAATTTTTGAAATAGGTCTGGGTTTATATTCATGTTTTGTTTGTTGTAGGTTTTCGTATTCCTTAGTTGCTATTATTAGCAGGTCTGCTGTCCCGTGGGGGTCCTATGGAATCCGTCTTCGCTAGTGGTGCAATCGGCGCTATCTTAGTCGCTGTGGCGGCAATTTTCAGGGAGCGCAATATGAGGCGTAAACATAAGACTGAGCGTTACCAGTCGGACTTCCAAATTGGTCAACGATTACGAGATGAACTACGGACCGAGATGGATCGGCGCGAGCAGGAATATCAAGCAGATCGCAGGGAGTTGGAAGCAAGGATTACCGCTTTGGAGAAGGATGTCGAACGATGTCACGGGGAGCGAAGAGAACTACAGGAACTAGTAAGAACTCTCTCAGCACAAGCGCCCGCATCTAAGCGGGCGCGCAAGTCGGACGGTACCTATAGGAGTGACGACAAATCCACTCCCGATGTGAACGAAGCCTACGAACAGCCCAAGAAGAAATCCAAATCATCCCCGAAGCCAGCGGCCAAGAAGAGGAAGCATTCACCACCGGGGATACTTAACTAACGGGTTACTTCTTTGTTGAGGGTGAAAGTTCCTTCAATAACGCGCTCCACGACACCACTCGCATCTTCGATCTCTAGATCGTAAACTCCACCTTGACTTAGGGCGGCGGTGTTTGTTGCGCTAACTGTAACGACGATGACACCACTTGAGTTGAGAGTAATATCTCCTGCTCCTGAAGTGAGATCCAATAATTTTGTGGTTGATTCAATATCAGGACGCAGTTGCATTCGGCCCGAGTAAGTGCTGAGATCGCGGGCGACGGCGGGGGTGGCGTTGTTGGTGATTGTCAACGTTTTTACAAATGTTGATCCCTGTTCGCAGGTTATGTTGTGGGTTGCTGCGGTCATTGCATTACCTCCGGTGAATAGTCTATCCTTACGGGGTGCCCTACAAGGAGAGAAATTGATGGACATCAACCCTGAAGAAGTAATCAACAGTCTAAGTTCTCAGATTGGTGCTTTGACGACAGAAAATACAATGTTGAAGATGGCTTTGGCCAAAATGCAACAAGAACTAGCAGAACGTAGTGTGATTGCGGAGCCAGAGGTGGAGGCAGATCAGGAGAAAAAGAAGAAGTAATGGCTGAGATTACAGCCAGTTATGATGCAACGTGGCACACAGATGGCCATATCATATACCTAGAGTTAGAACAGAATGAGTTGAAAATAGGATTACTGGTGTGTCCTCATGGGAAACAAGGGGGACCGTGTAATTTGAGAGAGGCTCCTTGTGTTGTTGAGTATTTCATCAATAACTTTGGGTTGGAATGTAACGTTGGTTCGGCCCCAGTTCAGGCTGAGATGGAAATAGCATGGACGCTTTTGGGGGATGACTTCGACTTGGGTGCGTGTCAGATGTGGTGGTTACCCTTGGAGGACACGGCTTTTGCTAGTTGGCTGGGAGTGCGAGAACCTTTGAAGTCGGACGATTAATTTTTGGGGATATACGGATGCGATTCAGGGGGCTTCCATCTGGGTGCATCGGGTGGGGTTTCTTCTTTTATTGCGTGTTCTACTTTTGGTGTGATGATTCTTTTATGAGAAGTTACCTGTATAGTGTTGGGAAGAATGGAAGATGATTTTGCAAGTTCTCTAACATTTTTAAATGCCGCTTCAAGAGATTTACACTGGACGGTGTGTGTATTTGTTGTTCCATTTTCCAACATGGCGTAGTGAATCTCGATAACTTCCTCTACCTCTGCTCCGAAAACAGTTGAAGCGATGTCTTCCAACAACATTTCTGTCGCCTCTAACGACAAATCCGATCCGGGGGCGTGTGTTATTTCAGCACCGTTGTCTGACATGGCTACTCCTGACAAGAATTGGAGACTTTCAGAGTTGAAATCTGTTCGATCTTAGCAAATCTATGTATATCAGTGGGGATCTTCCGGCTGTTTCTTGGACATGTCGGCTATAGCAAGGGCAAATCTCCACACATCGGGGTGCTTCCACACGCTTTCATAGTGGGGACGGTAGGAATACCCCTGTCCTCGCTTTTGTCGTTGCACCAGTCCGTCTTCTAGGAGTTTTGTTATTAGACGCTGTGCCCCGGAATCGTTAATCCCCAGCCTAACAGCGATTTCTCGTTGGGTGGAGTTTGGATTCTCTATCAGAAGGACAAATGCTCTTCCCGCTTGGGTCAATAAAGAGACGCGGTCACGCTTGCTATACGAGACCAGACGTAAATCGTTAAGGATTTCCATTACATAGTCAGCAGCCACTTCCAATGTGTCTGCGCCAGCGATGGCATCAGCGATGCGTTTCTTAACGTAATGCTGATAGTTGGCTCCGTAGCCTTTGAAATCTGTCATGTCTTTGATCCCCGTAGAACCACTCGTCATGGTTTATCATAGACGACAGCAGCAACGAGTTTGACCACGACAGCAACAGAGAGGCAGCAGTATGCGGGAACTTCGGGAAAAGTTGAAAGCGCTCTCACCGGATTCTGCCGAGTTGACATGCCCAGCGGAAAGGTTTTTACGAGCGGTGAAGGAAGATGATCCCGAGTTGTCCACAATGTTGTCAGACCTTTTTATGAACTCGGATGTGCCGATCCTGAGTCTCCAGCAGGAGTTGAAAGGTCACGGCTACAAGATCAGTCGTGAGAGCATCAGTATCTACAAACGGCGGGTTTGTAGATGTAACCCACATTGTTCAGAACTCTTGGGAGGCGGTAATGAGTAAGAAGGATTTGAAGGATAATTTGAAGAAGATGCAGGAGCCGAGCCGACAGTCGATTGGCAAGTTGGCTCAACTGCTGGATCGTCAAGACATCGACATTGATCAAATCGGGGATATCAAAAAGATTTCCGTTTATCAATCTCTAACTAAAGATGCGGACGGCGAGGCGCAGGTACATGATCTGGTCGGTATTCAAATTTCTCCGTCGTGGGAAACGGGTCCAGAGTGGCCCGTCATCCAACCCGGACCCACAATCAAACTTCCCAAGAGTTCTACCACCAAAAAGAAAACGGCGTTAAAAACCTGTGTTGTTCTACCCGACATGCAGATCGGGTACTTCCGGAACAAGGATGGAGAACTAGAGGCAACCCACGACGAAGACGCCATCGCTATTGCTCTGGAGATTACTAAAGACATCAATCCTGATTTGGTGGTGATGGTGGGGGACAATCTGGATCTGCCAGAGTTGGGCAAGTATCGACTGTCTCCGGCGTTTCAACAGACGACGCAGGCATCCATTGACAGGGCTACGGAGATTTGTGCTGAGACGCGGGCTGCTGCCCCCAATGCGAAGATCAGTTGGTTGGCGGGCAACCATGAAGAACGGTTAACGAATTTCATGCTGGATAATGCTATGGCAGCATTTGGTATAAAGCAGGGGAAGCATCCAGAGAGTTGGCCCGTGTTGAGTGTTCCAAATCTTTGTCGCTTGGATGATTTCGGTATTGAATATTTGTCTGGTTATCCTGCTTCAATGGTGTGGATTAACGAGCATATAAAAGTTATTCATGGAGATATTGTGCGAAGTGGTGGCAGTACCGCTATGGCATACTTGAAACGCGAGAAGATTTCTGTTATATATGGACATATACACAGGCGAGAATGGGCGGAAATGACTCGTGAAGATTACGACGGTCCCAAAACTGTGACGGCAGCCTCGCCGGGTTGTTTGGCTCGGATAGATGGAGCGGTTCCTTCCACTAAAGGTGGTACGGATTTAGATGGTCGGCCCCTGAAACGCCATGAAAATTGGCAACAAGGTTTAGCGGTAGTTCAGTACGAGGAAGGTGACGGGAAATTCAATATGGAAATGGTAACTATTCGTGAAGGATGGTCCCTTTATAGGGACAAAGAATACATTCGATAAAGGTGTAGATGGACGATGAAACATTAGGTGACAGTAGAGAGGTTGTCAACTGGAAAGACAAAGCAAACTGCAAGGGGAAGGGTCATTTGATGTTCCCCAAGAAGCATAAAGACATTACCTACATCTCTGAGGCCCGACGTATCTGTCGGGCCTGTTCTGTTAAGTCGGAGTGTTTAATGTATGCTTTAGAGTTCCCAGCAGCAGATATGCATGGGGTGTGGGCCGGACTAACCCCACGACAACTATCTAAGGAACAACGAGCGCGAGGGATTCCACCAGCGAAACCCACGATTGCAGAGTTTATGGCTGACATGCTGCGGTATTATAAGGATCAACCTATTGTAAAAGGAACTAGGGAAGATGGCAGGGAATAATCTAACTAGGGAGTTTATTGCTGAACGGGATTTAAAGATGTTCCGTATGCGGCAGGCCGGTGCTTCTCATTCTGAGATAGCCAAGCGTTATGAAGTATCCGTGTCGGTTGTTTCGAAGGGGATCAGTCGTGTTCTGGAAAGATTAAACCGGGATACCGCTTTGGCATATCCTGAAGTTTTGAGAATGGAATTGGAGCGTTTAGATAATCTTCAATCCTCTGTCTGGCCATTGACTCAGTTCCGACGGGAAACGATTGGTGATGAGGAGTTAGTTGTTGAGCCTGACATGAAAGCAATTCAAACAGTTCTGGGAATCATGGATCGCAGGTCGCGCCTGTTGGGCATGGAGGTTCAGAAGGTTGATTTGAATGTTGGCGGTACTGCGGACATTCGTCACAGTTTGGCTGGGGAAGCCTTACAGAAAACGGGCATGGTTGATTATCGAGGCGAATCGATGCAACTATTGGAATTGATGCAGAAGGCTGGAGTTTTGGAATCGGGTGTAGTCGAAAAAGTATTAGCAGAAGTTGAAGATTCAGAGGAAATAACAGAAGCGGAGATTATTGATGCAGAAGCCATCGAACATAGCGACTGAAGAAGATACTAAAACAGCACAGATTTTGGTAAGAATTTCTGAAGAGGAGCGAGAGGAGTGGAAGCGTGCTGCCGAGACGGGCGATATAAGTATGTCGGAGTTGATTCGAACTACTGTCGGTTCCTATGTTAAGACAGTTTTATACTGCACTCATCCTGCGGAGTTCCGTCAGACTTATCCGTGGTCATCGTTTTGCGACAAGTGTGGGGAGAGGTTGAGCGGCTAATGGCTCCGCGTTGGGGTGGGTTAAGAATCGAGCCTTACAAGTCTGAACCTATCGACGCGGACATGGATAAAATTGTTCAGGAGGGCACGGCTTGGGAGCGGCCCGGTGGAACACGGATGTTAGATGAATTCGGTAAGGAAATTCTGGAGGGATTAGAGGCCACTACTCGTCCAAGAGATGTCAGGGTTGTTGATAAGAAAGGCAACGCTGTTGCATACACCCCGACTTACGGGGATCAAGGCTATGAGGCTCCATCTGTGGCAACCGATGTTGGTGGAGAACAACCGTCAGGTTTACGGACAATACAAACCACGACGGTTTCCCAACAGGAGGAACGACGGAAAGCGCGCGAGGCGCAACAACGAGCAGCGAGTTTGCCTCCGATTCCTAAACCACCCGCATCTTCTGGTCCAGCGCGGTGGGGATCACAGGAGGCTTTGCGTGAGGAGTTTCGTCGCACAAGCAGAGGAGATCGC